CGAGCAACTCGACCAGTCTCAACTTGAGTCTCACGAGTATCATCATGGTTATTATTGCCCCCACGGTCACACCATTCGGGACTCGACCAACCATTGGTGCTACTTCTGCGTCAAAAAAATCCTTAGCAACAACTGTGGATTTGATATCAACTTTCTCCACAATGATTACAAACTGAAATATTCCAAACTTTGGAAGCGCGTTGAGATCGGCCATCCAGAAGACTGTTGGACTATCACTGCCCCTGGTGCCTATAGCCCCAGGCGTGTGTGTATGCCATCATACCGGGCGCAATACAGTCACCAGAAGGCTGAGAACGTGACCATTCACAAGGCGCTCTACCAGTGCGCATGGGGGGACGTGGGGTCCATGGTCGTCACACGGGCTTGCGGAAATCCAAAGTGCGGTAATCCATTACACATGGTCTCAAGTTGGAACAGATCATTCCCACCTGAGAATGTCCATCCATTTGAAATTGAATTTAAAGCAGAGAAGCTGATGCAAATCAGTCGTGCTCGCCTGTTAAATCGTGAGCAGGAAATTATTACACAAGATTACAAAGCAACGATCACACACCCGTTGGATGCTAAGGAACCACCCGAGTATGATGAAGGGTAGGCATAATACCATAATCAATAATGTCTAGGAACCAGGCTACCCAAAGACAGCGGACCGCACAAGATCCGTTGTTGATTGGTACGTTTGACGAAACTGCGATTCGTTATTTAGAGGGAACACTGGGCCCCACTCATCAGCTTGTTGGGCGTGCTGATACCGGTTTGTCATCTAATGGTGGTTTTGGTGGCGGTACTTACAACCATTGGTTCAAGATCAGACTGAGGGTACCTGCTTGGATCATTGTTGCAAAGGGTCCGCCTCGCCCCAAGTATATTCAGGTTTCTGCATACGATTTAAATCGCAACCCAATTGAAGGGCGTGGCATTTTTGATGTAGATAGCATCTCAATAACGAACGATGGGACTACTGTTTATCCCTACATTGGGCACGTGATGAGTGCGCAGTCGGACATCTATAACTTTTTTGATCCACGGCGTTTAGATAAGGGTGATGATCGTTACTATCCTTTAGATATTGGTGAATACTTAATTTGTGTTTCCAGTACTCGTAATGAACGTCTTGAGTATGCCGTTGCACTTGTTGTTGAAGTTGCAGATCCAACACCTGTACTTCTCTTGGAAGATTACAGTCGATTGCTCTTTGAAGATACGCCTGGTGAAAGTTTTGTTTTATCGGACATTACAGAGAATTACACCGGGGCTGAAGACCACGAACATTCTCTGACCGAATGGCAAACTGCCTGGAGGCGGGAACGTCAAGATTATGTACCGTTCCCTGAGGTTCTTGTTCCTTTAACTACTAAACCATGATTTCTTTTTACAACTGGTTAATTTGTAAATTGTTTAAACGTTGTTGCTTGGAAGTGAATAGGTCACCACTAAGTCCATTTGAACGCTATTGTGAAGAAAATCCTTGGGCAGCTGAAGCCAAGATCTTTGACCTATGACTGAACATGTTGAGATTACGACGGCGCAAAAAGATTGGGACGACTTTTTTGCCCCAGAGAATGATCCTCAAACTGCGTTTGATTCCGTGGATCCGGACTGGCTCGAGCTGTATATGGCTGGCGAGTATGGCGGTGAGCAAGAGCATGAAGCAAATAAACCAGTGGATGAATCGCCGTTCAACTACCAGGGTCCGCCGTCTGGATATGTCTTTGACCGGTAAGTTTGGGCCTAAGACCCAGGCTATCGCAATACGTCAGGTGCGCCAATGGTTGGATGAGATTCCTGCTGGCGATTCCATTTGCCTGCGTTGTGAATCAACTGTGCCAGACAAACAGTTTCGCGTATGGCAAAAATGGTTTGAAAAGCATGAGGATATTAATTGGGAAATATCAGAGGAACACAAATCTTTTTTCTTTTATAAATCTAAGTATTTAGATTAAACATTTAGATGTTTAGAATAAAAGAAACAATTGATTTAATGATGGCAATTTCTAAATATATTGAGACGGCGCTTGCAATTCACGCCGCAGCCAGTGCAATTACTGCGCTGACTCCTACCCCCAAGGATGACACGATTGTGCGTCGTATCTACAAAGTTATTGAAACGCTTGCCCTGGTGATTGGTAAAGCCAAAATGCGTTGATTAAGGCGTTGGCGGAATAACGGGTGGTGCCTTAGATTGATTCTTGCTACCTGGGGGACGACCACGTCTAGGGGTTGGTGTTCCAGTGATTGAATCAATGTGTGGAGCTGTTGGTTCCCTGCGTTCATCCTCCTTGCGGGATACGCCGTAAACAGCAAGAACACTTGTTACAAGACTAGAGATAAACGCCGCATCAATCTTGGTTGCAATACCGATGTAATTCATGGTCAATACAGCCAATGCCCATGTGAGGACACCAGCTGGTATGACTGTACCAAGGTAAGACCTAAGTTGAGTTGGCGTTAACTTAAGTTTCATGGTTGAAAAGTACGACCCCAGCCTGATGTTGGTCCTTCGGGCAACCAACGGGATTGAAGCATTTTGCGTGTATAGACAGCTCCTTTACCATTCTCTGGGGGGCCAGAGTAACCGTCATTAACAGAACCGTAGGGATCGTTAACAATAAAGTCACCGTTGGTTTTAAGACCACGCACCACGATCATGTGGCCGCCAGTAGGGGCTGACAAGGTACCACGGTGGAGAATACCGATAACAACAGGACGCCCGGCCTTCAGTTCTTTTTCAAGGTTGGCAAAGCCAAGATTCGTGTGCCATGCAGAGTTCAAACCGTAGCTCTTAAGCAGTCGACCCTGGGCACCGTGATCGGTAGTATCTCCGTAACCACCGGCGATTAATTTTTTGATGTACTCATCATCAGATTTGATTGCATCCGGTTTAAAGAAGGCAAGGCACATTGCGCAACTGGAGGAGTTACATGTGCGGTTTGCTTGGGTATAGTTGTCTGTTTGCAACCAGGCTGGGACAGCAAGTTTAATGTCACCAGTAGCAGCACTAGGCGTAGCAGCTGGTGCGTCGCCCACCAACCCATCCCAATGGCCAGGAAACAACCACCAAGTACCAGAGCCAAACGGTAATTCAACTTGAACGTGACCAGATTCTTCTTTTAAAATTTTAGCGTTCTCGTATGTTTTGCCCTTGGCAATACTAGCTTTTTGATCAGATGCTAACTCTGCGCCAGCAATCGGTTCTTTCTTGAGAAGTGTATCGTGAGTAGCGGTGAGAGTAATCACTTTATTCGTGGGAGAAGGGGCGGATGAACTACAGAACAAATCAGTTTCAGCTTTGCGACGACGAACAAGACCCGCCAGACCACCATTTGTCCAGCGCTTCAGTTCTTCCCGTGCAACAGTATTAGGATCTTCTTTGGCATTAAGCCTGCGGCGAAGCGTGGATTCTTCTAAGGCACCATTACCGCAATTAAATGCGAATGAAACCAGGGCATCAAACTGTTCTTGGCTAAGGGAAACAGTGATTAGTTTGGTGACACCTTCTTCAAAACGAACAAGATCTTTCTTAAGTAGATCCTCTGCTTCTTTCTCGGTAATGCGCATACCCTGACGTACGTGACCACCGGTAGACCCGTAGCCAATTGTAAGTACGTTTGACGAACAATAGTAGGCGTCCAGGCGTAATCCCTCAAACTCTTTAATAAGCTTGATGCCTTTATTTGAGATCTTCACGTTTATATTTTTGCTGACTCAATTCTACCTGGTGATAAACTTAAAGGATGCTCTAGTTCAACTAATAAACATGTGGAAATTTCTAGTATTCTTAAGTTTTTTGATCGGTGCTCCAGCGTACTCTCAAGTTGTTACTCCCAATTTCACCACCGGTACGGTCAATTCAACAACAACAGCAACACAAAACATAACAGAAACTTATCGAATCGAAACATATGGCGGTACGCAATATTCCGTAACCGGTTCCAACGTCACACCAACAGGAAACCTAGGTCCATCTGCAACGTATGCAGTAACCGATGCAACAAAAGACTTCAGTTACAGCCAGGTCAAACTCGATGCCGGGATCATCAGCACCACAGATTTAACACGCATTATTACTACTACCTC